GTTTTTTTTGGATAAAGAAATAAAATATCTTTCTGGAAGATTAGGTTGTTTAAGAGCCGCATTTGAAATAAAGAAAAAATGTTTTAAAGAATTAAGGGCTTATTTAGCCCCTAATACTGGTTCTTTTGAAGAAGACGATAATAGAAGTAAAGAAAAAGATCAATTTCATAAATTAAATATAAACACAATGCCATATAAATATAACATTACATTAGCTGCAATGTTAGGGACAAATTTTACATCATCTTCTATTAGATGGTTCAAAATGGGACAGAGAAATGAAAAGCCAACAAGAGATGAAAGAAGATATTTTCAGGAAACAGAAAATCTAATGTATGATGTTTTTGAAGATTCAAATCTTCATCCAACATTAAACAATGTTTATCTTGAGTCTCAAACATACGGTACAGGTGCTGGATATAAAGTAAAAGACAGCAAAAATGTAATGAGATTTAGGCCATTAACTATCGGAGAATATTTTATAGAAGAGAATATAGATGGTGTGGTTGATGTATTATATAGATATATGGATGTCGATGTAAGAAGGTTGGAGCAATTATTCGGATACGAAAAACTTCCTAATAAATATAAAATGTTATATAAAGCTGGTAAGTTTGACTCAGTTATTAGAGTTTGGCATGCAATAGAGCCTAATATGGAGTTTTTAGAAGCCTGGGATAATCCATTTAACAAACCTTATACATCTACATATTTTATAGAAAATGAGCGTGATGGAATATTAGAGCAAAAAGGAACATCTTTTTTCCCATACTTTGTTGCTAGATGGGATAAGTTTGGTAATGACCCATATGGAGTTGGTATTGGAATAACAGCTCTTGGTGATATAAAAATGCTACAATCATATGAGAGAGATATGGCTAAAGCAAGTAAGAAAAAGATAGCTCCTCCTTTAAGAATAGACCCTTCTTTAAAGAAATCAAAAGTTGATTCTGGTTCTGGAAAGCCAACATACACAAGTATGAAAGATGCAGTAACTCCATTATTTATGGTTAATTATGATGTTAGAGAAGCTAGAGAAAACATAGCAGCAATTCAAGATAGGGTATTTAAATATTTTTATAATGATGTTTTCTTTGCGATGTTAAATACAGATAAAACTATGTCAGCAACTGAAGCAGCAGCTAGAAATAGTGAGAAGATGCAGATGCTTGGAGCCATAGTAAATAGATGGCAAAAAGATTTTTTAGAACCAATTATTGAAACTACATATATAGCATTAGGAGAAAAGGGTAAATTACCTGAAACTCCTGACTCATTAGTAGGTATTAATGTTGATATAGATTACCATGGATTGACATTTCAATCAATCGACTTAGCTGATTTAGCAAATGTTGAAAGATTTAATGTTTATGCAGCTAATATTGAAGCAATAAGTCCAGGTGCGTTAGATTATGTCGATGGTGACTTCATGTTGAAATACGGTGGTAGTAAAATGGATATCCCTGTTGATGCAATTAGAAGTCAAGACCGAGTTGATTTAATGAGAGAAAAAAGAGCTGAGGCTCAAGAGCAAATTGCTAGAAAAGAACAAGCAGAAACGTTTGAGAAAACAGCTGGAGGTGCTGAGAAGCTTTCTAAAGCTGGTATGACTGGCGATAATGCTTTAGCTAAAATGTTGGAGGCTGCTTAATGAAGAGATTTTTAGATGCACATCCAGGTAATAAAATATGGTTACGTAATTTTGTACTAGAAGAATTAGGTTTTGATTTATTAGAAGAATTAATCGTTGATAAAGATAAACTTGAATTAGGGAATGTTGCTTTAAAAATTAAGCAACGAATTTTAACAGAGTGTCCAGAACACTATAAAAATTTACGAAAGGAAGTAAACGGTGACTGAAGAAGCAGAAACTAAAGAAGAAGTAATTGAAGAACCAAAAATAGAAGCTCCAATAAACGAAGAGCTAAAAGAGGTTCTAGACGAGAATAAAGATCAGGTCAAACCGACTGAGGAAGAGCAGGAAAAACCTGCAGACACACCTTCCACTGATATTGTTTTTCCAGAAGATACTAGTCTTTCAGAGGAACAACAGTCTGAGGTTAGAGAAATCTTTGGTACACAAGAAGTGTATGATAAAGCTATCTCTTTCCTAGAAGATATCAGTTCTGAACAGACTGCCAAAGACACTGCTAATGCTGAGGCAAAGGCAATAGCTGATGAGGAATCTTTAAAAAAAGACCCTGTTTTTGGGAAAGACTACAACGAGAACATGAAGAAAGTTGAAGATTATACTAATGGTATGGGGGAAGATTTTGCAAAAGCTGTGGATATAAAAAATCCTGTTGTTGCAAAAGCTCTTTTAGCTAAAGCTAATTTAGAATTAGATGCAAAAATTCATGTAGAAACAAGCAAAAAAACCGTTATCAAGCCTCAAATAGATTCTTATGGTAATCCAATGGGAAGCTTTGATAACACTTTAAATGATTTAAAAGAAAGGACATAATTAATTATGGCTACAACTTTAACAGGTCAAGCTGGAAATATTAAGGATCTTTTAACTGGAATAGGACGCGATGGTAATTACCAAGTAGTTGGACATATTCTAGATAGAGAAACTGTTGTTTACAGGGATGCGCCTATGGTGGAAGCGAACAATATCACTTTCCACGAATACACAGTAGACAACACTCTACCGAGTTCGTCTATTAGAAGAGCAAACAAAAGAAGAACTTTTGCTAAAGGTTCAGCAAGAATGGAAACAGTTGCTCTTGAAGATCGTTCAATAGTTTACAAAGTTGACGTTGAAGATTTGAAAAAAGCTCCGAATCCTCAAGAATTTTTAAACAATGAAATGAGAAGAGGACTTCAAGGAATAGCTCAAGATTTTGATACACAGGTACTTTACGGTACTGGTATTGGAGATGAAATGGAAGGTCTAGCACCTAAATTAGATACTCTTGGGCAATTTGTCATCTCTGGTGGGGGTTCATCAGATTTAACTTCTATGTACTTAGTTGCATGGGACGCAGCAGCAGGGGCTTCTATGGCTTATCCAAAAGGTTCAAATGCTGGTATAAAAATGGAAGATAAAGGTATTGTTAAATCAATAACTGATGATGGATTTATTGAGTATGCTGTTCATGAAGTTTCAGTTGCTGGTGGTCTTGTTGTTAAAGACGACAGAGCTATTGGTAGAATTGCAAATATCGACGTTGGAACACCTACATCAACTACTTTTGATGAAGACGATATGATTTTACTTGTAAATCAATTCCCAGCACATCTTAGAAATAAGATTAAAGCTTACGTTTCAAGAGATTTAAAAGCTGCTATCGATATGAGGGCAAATGCTAAAGATAATGCTTACTATACTCCAATGGTCGGAGTTTTTGGTGAGGCTATCAACGCTATTGTTGGAGTTCCGATTATGCTTGATGAGATGATTTCTCAAAACGAATCAGCAGTATCATAGAAAGGAAAATAAAACTATGACTATATTAGATCAAGACTTAGTAATGTTCGACTCTACAGTCGTTACAACTACTGACAGTGATATTATTGACCTTAACGCGACAGGCTTAAACAATGGTATCGGAAATTCACCTGCAGACTGGTGGAATGTTGAGGTAATTACAGACTTAACAGGAGTTTTAACTGTGGATTTAGACCACGCAACAACAGCAGGGGGTTCATACTCAACAGTATTAACACACACTTTTGCTGATGCAGCAAAGGCTGGAGCAGGTAAGTCTATTCTTTTAACTAAAGAATTAAATCAATTTATCAAGTCAACTAACGCAACTGCAACTGCAGGAACCGTTACAACTTGGATAGGACAAAGAAAGTTCTAGAAAAAACTTAGTATCCCCATCTTCGGATGGGGTGCTATATAAAGAAAGGAAAAGGTAAATGCCTGAGTATATTAATATAAACACAAAAACGAATACATATATAGCTGGGAGTGGATTATATAAACCATTTAATAAAGCTATTTTAACAGAAGAAACTGCTAAGAAAGACCCAAAAACATGGAAACTTCTTTCAGAATATAATAAAGAACAAGAATTATTAAGAGAAAAAGATGCTTTAAAAGAAACTCCAGAAGCTAAAATTAAAAGATTAGAGCACGAATTAAGAGTTGCTAATAAAGAAAAAAAAGAAGGAATGATAGAAAAAGAGACTGGTGTTGAAAAGACAGACCCTTTAAAAGAACATAGAGAAAAATTAGCTAAGGCTAAAGAACTTGGTTATAAAGGGACTGGCAAAAAAGAAGAAATAAATGCTTTCCTAGAGGAAAATAATGGAGATAAATAATGTCAGATACTACGGAAATTTGCAACTTAGCTTTGTCTCATGCTAGACAAGACGCTACTATTGTTAATCTAGAAAAAGATAATAATACAGCTGCAATAAGATTAAGAAGAATATATAAACCTACATTAAATAGGGTTATTCAACTTTTCCCGTGGTCTTTTTCTCAAACAGAAATTTCCTTAGCCCCTTTAAATAAGGAGGCTTACAATGGATTTGATTTTGTTTATCAAATCCCATCTGATGTATTAGAAGTACAAAAGGTTTCTATAGAAGGTGGTTTATTAAAAACCCTGTCTGTAGGTTCAGATAATAATTTATGGAAGGTGTTCCCATCTGCTAATGGTTTAACAAAAGAAATACATACTAAGTTTGAGACAGCTACAGCATTGGTTAATTTGACATCTAAAACAGATGCTATACTAGACCCTTTGTTTGTAAATTATTTTGCATATGAGTTGGCAAGACAATTAGCAAATATATATAAAATAGATGCTAAAGAGAAATCATTACTATTGCAAGAGTTGCTTTTAGCTAAAGAAGAGGCTATGTCTAGCTCTGCAATGCAAGAGGATACAGAATTTGATAATTATAATTATTATGTAGATGCTAGAGGAGGTTTCTCAGAAAATGTTGACTTCAGTATCTACTTTTAGTTTTGCTGCTGGGATTATTTCTCCAGAATTAGCAAGTAATATAGACTTAAGAAAACAAGGATTAGGAATAATCCAAGGTAATAATGAATTTGTTACATCATCAGGTACATTATCAAAAAGACCTGGAACAGAATATATAGCTAATGCTAAAGGCAAAAATAGACTAATACCATTTACATTTAATACAACTCAGGGTTATGCTCTTGAGTTTGGAAACTTATATATAAGATTTTACAGAGATGGTGGACAATTAATATCTGCTCCATCGACTCCAGTTGAAGTAATAACAACATATACAGAAGCAGAAATAACTGATATAAGGTTTACACAGTCTGCAGATGTGCTATATTTAACACATCCAAACCATCCTCCTGCAAAATTAACAAGACAAACAGATATAAACTGGACTTTAGAAGACTTGATATTTGTCCCAGATGTAGAGCAGGTATTAAGTTTAGGTTCATCTATAAGCGACCCTATTTTAGTTTCATTTGATTGGGAATATACTGTGACTGCCGTGAATGACTTAGGACAAGAGGGTCAGCCAGTAGCTTCAATAACTCAAACAGCCGATATAGACTTAAAAGATACGCCTATAACAGTTACTTGGAATCCTCCAGTTGATGTAAGTGATATTAAAGAATTTAGGATTTATAGAAAAGAAGGAATATTCTTTTATCTTGTAGCAATAGTTAATGAGACTGGAGCAGGAAGTTATTCTAAATTGGATTCTGGTCTTGTAGCAGATAATACATCTTCCCCTCCAGAGAGTTTTACAGATTTTACAGGAACTGATAACTACCCTACTGCTTGTGGTTTTTATCAACAAAGAATTGTTTTTGGTGGGACAAATAATAAACCAAATACTATTTGGATGAGTAGAATAGCTGACTTTGAGAATTTTACAGTTACATCTACTAAAGCCACTAATGAAGCAGTTCAAGATTTAAAACTAGACTCTGGTCAAGTTAATAAGATAAGTCATTTTAAATTAAGTGATGATTTAATTTGCTTTACTGAAGGAGCTATTTGGAGAATAAAAGGAACGCCTAACGTTGATATGATTGCTTATATTGAATCTTCAATAGGAGTGAGTGCAGTTGACCCAATTAACACAAGAAAATCTCTTTTGTTTTTAGAAAACAATGAGAATACAGTTTCAGATTTTATATATAAACAACAAGTAGCAGGGTTAGATGGAGATGATTTAGGAGCTTTTTCTAAGATATTGTTTGATAGTTATTCATTATTAGACTTTACTTTTTCAAGTAGCCCAGAAGGGAGATTATTTGCTCCAAGGAGTGATGGAAAAATGTTATCCTTAACTTATTTAAAATCTCAAAATATTGCTGCATGGACAATTTTAGAAACAGATGGAACATTTGAATCTATATGCACTGTTGAAAAAGCAAGGAATGATGAAATATACATAAGTGTTAATAGAGACGGAGTAAGACATATAGAGTTAATGAAAAATCAGTTTTTAGCAACAGATGATATTTCTGATGCTTGGTTTGTAGATGGTGGTGTTAAATATGATGGACAAAAATCAACAGAAATTATAATCACAACAGGTAATGTGGTTTCAGCTACAGATGTTTTTGTACCAACAAATGTTGGAGATAATATTATTATAGCTGGAGTTAGATATGAGATATTAACTTATACAGATGCTAAAAATGTTACAGTAGCAAATACTTTAACGGTAACTACATCTGATTGGATATTGACAGCAGATAAGATTACAGGACTAACTTGGCTTGCTGACAAAAATGTTGTTGCTTTAGCTGACGGTGATGCTTTAATGGATTTAACAGTTGATGGTTCTGGTGAAATTAATCTAGAAGATACATATAGTAAAATAACTATAGGATTACAGTTTGAAGCACTAATAGAAACTGTTCCTGTAAATATAATTTCAAATAATATTGGTTCTTCTTTAAGTAGGTCTAAGAGAGATATTAAGGCTTTTGTTGATTTATATAGAACTAGAGGGATTGAATGGAAAACTTCAATGGAAGACGCTAAATATCAAGAACTTCCTGAACAAGACAATCTTTCTGTTAATACAGATATACCTTTGACTTCAGAAAAAGTAGATCTTGATTTATTAGGTAATAATGCTTTAGAAGGAACTATATTTATTAAAAATAATTACCCTTTACCGTTTAATATATTAAATATAACAGTAGTAGAATCAATAGAAGGAACAGGATAAATTATGGTAAGTATATTTGGTAAAAAATTAAGCACTATAGAAAAGATAAAATTATCAAGCGATATTCTAGGTTCTGTAGGTGGAATAGGTGCTACTTTAAGGTCTGCAGCAGCTGATAGAGATGTTGCTAGGTCTTATGCAACCAATGCATTATTAGCTACTCAAGATGCTGATGAAGCTGTTAGAATTGGGCAAGAAAATGCTCAGATAGTAAATATAGAAAGATATAAAACAAAAGGGAAACAGTTATCATATTTTGCTGGCTCTGGATTTGCTGCTGGCTCAGGCTCATATGCTGACACTATAGCAAATACTGAAAGTGAATATTATAAAACAATAGCAGCTATACATTACGATGCAGAAGCTAAGAAAAATTCTTTTAATTTTGAGTCTAAAAGAGCAAAAATAGAATCTAATTATATGAGGAAAGTTGCTGGAATAAGAAGTAGGGCAGGTATAATAACAGGAATTACTGGTATAGTTAGCAGTATAGCTATGACAGGGATAGACACTGAAGTAAAAGCAGAGGAAGAATAAAGATGGCAGTACCAATATTTAATAATACAAAAGTAGGAAGCTCTGAATCATCAAGAGTGTTAACAGCAAGAACTGAAGAAGATTTTATCACTCCAGGTATTGCTTCTGTACAAGAAAGACTTGGTGCTTTAGCTAAAATAAAAGAGCAACAAGCCGAAAATGAAGGTACTGGAGAGTATTTGAAATGGAATGAAGAAGCTTCTGCAAAAAGTCAAGAATTACAATTAAAGAATGGTAGTAATGCTGTTGGTTTAGAAGATGAATTTAATCAATGGAATGATGAATATAAAAACAATCTGAACTTTAGTAGTAGAGAAGCAGAGCAGGATTTTGACGATAGGGTAACAACTAGCCTTTCTAATTATAAAAAGAATATAAAAACATATGAGGTTAAAGAAAATTTTGAATATAGCAATCAATTAAAAGAAGCTGAATATTCTCAAGCAAACCAGAATTATGTAGTTGCTTTGTTTAATAACGATGAAAAAGCTCAAGATGACACTAAAATAAAAGCTATGGTAGCATTTGAACAGTTGCACTCTGGACAACCTGAAGAATTTATAGATATAGAATTTCAGAAATCTTGGGATTTAACTACGACATCAGTTTTAGATCAAATGGTTAGAAACGGAGAAGTTGTACAAGCCTTTACCACTATGGAAAAAGCTAATACTAATAAGCAGGTTAGTGATGCTAGTAAGTCTTTATTTTATAATACACA